CCATCACCTGCAAAAGCTGTTGCTGTGCAAGTTCCTGTAATTGTAAATCCACCTGATACTACTTCTGCTTTTGTAGCACCACCAAGTTGTAGTTTTAAACTACCTGTACCAGCATCATTAATTATTGAGTCAGCATTTGAATGATAAATCTCTAAATCATTCCCTGCTCCAAATCTAATTTTTTGGTTGTCTCCTAAATCTATATTTGTAGCTAGATCCGTACCAATAATAGTTCCGTTAACAATCTTTGCACTTGTAACTGTATTGTCACCAGGAGTTCCAATCGCAATCGTAGCTCCCATATTAACAATGAAGTATGTTGCACCATTTGGAGGAGCAGAATCAAAGATAATATCAGTACCACTTACAACATATCCCTCTGTCATATCTCCCTGTCCCGTTCCATCATTAGGTTGTTGCATTACACCATTGATAGATACTCTTAAAATCTCTGCATTACTTGGAGTTACTGCTGTACTTGTTCCTTTGGTAACTAATTTAAATCTGTAAGCAGATCCGTTAAATGTAGCTGAACCTCCACCTGTTCCAGAAGATGAGGCAATATCTAATAAATCTGCTGTTCCTGTAGCTGCACTACCTCCAATTTCACCCCAAGCACTACCGTCATAACCTTCAAATTCTGTTGTTTGACTATTAAATCTGAACATACCAGCAGAGGCAGATCCAGGTCTTTGAGCAGTCGTACCAGCAGCAACATCAATAGCTCCTGTTCCTGTCATTGATATATCACCGCTAGTAGTTAACGCAGTTAACGTACCAACAGAAGTCAAGGAACTAGCAGTAATTCCACTGGCTAATGTACCACCAAACAATCCACTAGCTAATGTTGTCGCAGAGTTCATCTGAACAGCATTACCCATCAAAGAATGACTCGAACATTGATAATGAAGAACAGTTGGAGTCGTATCTGACACCACAATCTGTGTATAAGCTCCACTAGAACCAGGGGTTCCTGATGTAGTAACTCCAGTTGTATATGCTGTTGTTTTTCCAGAATCAAGATAAAACAATAATGGATGACCACTATTACTACCATCTGCTTGATCAAATTTATATGTTCTGCCAGGTGTAAGAGTTATAAAAGGTGCTTCTTTAGTATCAATTTTATAACCGTTACTAGATCCACTTCCGTTATATCTATGTGCTGCTGTTTTACTTGCAACTGTAACTGTAAAAGTTTTTACCGATCCAGTATAAGTAGCAACAAGACTAGCAAAGCCTCTTATATTTCCATCATTTGTAAGAGTTACATTACCAGAGAAATCAGGACTAGCAGTAGATCCCGGTGCAACCCATGACATATTTCCAGAGCCATCACTTGCAAGAACGTAACCACTAACACCTGTATCTGTAGCTGGTAATGTCCAGACAACATTAGATGTGACTGTAGCTGGGGATTTAAAACCTACATAATGAGAAGAATCACTATCTAAATATCTAATTTCTTTTTGAGCAGAAACAGAAAAATGTTCAGAACTTGTCCAAGAATCTGTAGAATTTACCCAGTTAAATGTTTTATCAGTAGCACCTTTTAGAGTTAATCCACCTCCATCAGCAGTCGTGTCAGACGGAGAAGCAACTTTACCAATTTCAATGTTTTTATCTTCAACAACAAGAGTTGTAGTATCTATTGTTGTTGTCGTTCCATTAACAGTTAAATCGCCTGTAATAGTTAAATTTTCTGAAACGGTTACAAGTCCAGAAGAATTAATTGTAAGCCTTGCAGCACCAGCCGTTACTAATTGAAGAGCATCTGCTCCAGCACTTGTAAATCCTGTGTTTGGATCGCCTGTAAATGCAAAAGAAGGTAAACTCGTTGAACCTGCTGGGGCATTACTTAACAGATTTGAATAACTAATCTTTTTATTTTTTTCTGTACCAGATGCACTTTGATCAATTATTGGCAGCGTATCTGTACTTGCTGGTGCAGTTAAAGCTGTAAATTCTGATATTTTGCGGTTTGTCATAACTAGAATTTAATAATATACATTAATGATACGTTTCTTGGTCTTGATTCAGTACCACCTGCATTACTAATAGAAATACCTGTACTTGCACTTCCAGTAGTTATGGAGGATTGACTTCCAGAATATCCAATTTGATAAGATTGACCAGAACCAAGTGTTATTGCAACAGAACCAGAACCACCATTTAAAGCAAGTCCTCTTTGAGTATGAGAGTGACTAGGATCACTTATACTATGATTGTGTTGCTGGTTTTGACTACTTTGTGAAGTAGCAAAATTTCTTGATTGATCAATATTTCTACCATTATCCCAACCTCTTACAAATTCTCCTCGTAAATCAGGCAACCCAAAAGTAGAAGATCCATCTCCACTACCCCATGTACTTCCTATCGCACTATATAACTGAGCATAAGTAGAACGAGAAACATTAGTTCCATTACATTCTAAAAATCCTGATGGAACTGTAGAAGAGGCATAAGTTATTACTGTTCCTGCTGGAACTCCACCAACCTTTGCCCATGACGATCCATCGTAACCTTCAAATTGTGTAAGAGTAGTATTAAACCTAAAATCTCCAGTGACTCCCGAAGGTCTTTGTGCTGTTGTTCCTGTTGGAAGTTTAATTTTTCCTGTACCAGATAAAACAATATCACCAGCAGAAGTGACAGTTCCAGTAAAACTTGGAGATGCTTTAGTTGCTAATCCTAAATTAGTAGCATCTGTTAAATCTCCAATAGTTAACCAACCATTATTAGCAGAATTTCTTATCTTCAATAAATTCGCAGATGTATCAGCCCAAATTTTGTAAGCAACAGTATTTGATGGTGCGTTTGAACCGCTATTAGATGATTCAATATCACCAAGACAATTATTCAAATCTGCTCTAAAAGTTGCTCCTACCGCATTTCCAATGTCAAAATCATGCGTATTACTCATTTATGTAACCTCCTTACCAAAACCTGATGCAGCCCATACAAAAGATCTTGCGACTGCTGCAGTACCATTTTTAAATGTCACTTGAAATCCTGTTCTGCTTATATTAGCAAGTTCAAAGAAATCACCTGTTTGTTGAGTTGTTGGTGTCACTACGACAGTTGGTGTATTTTTAAATGGATTTGTAAAAGATACAGTATATTGTGACGATCCAGTAGTAATTGGAGTCGAAATAGATTCTGTTCTTCCTTGTAATTCTAGTGTAGCTCCTAACTGAGTAACAGCTATATTTTGGTTAGTGTCATTACTTGTTAATATTGCCTTAAATTCAAATGCCCTTCCTGTTATTAATACATTACTAAATTCTTTGTAAGCACTCCATGTTGGAGAACCAGAAGGATTATCGTTAGTTGATCTTACATAGACAGCAGCATTACACGCTGTTGCTTCTGTTAAACCTCCAATAGCATCAATATATCCCCAAGTATCAATTAAATCCGTTCTGTCATCCCATAAACTATTCAATATAAAATTACTTCCTTTTAAAGTTTTTCTTAAATTTACATCGTAAACTTGTGTTAAATCTACAGAGTTTGCAAAGGCATATTCTCCTAATGTTGCTGTTGCATTACTGGTAACTGTTAGTTTTAAAGCATCTAAAGCAGCATCATAAACTGTATTAGTTTTAGATCCTGTAAAGTTTGCTGTATGTTCATCAACAGTTCCTACTACAAGTCTTTCTTGTGGTGCTGGCAAATTAGTTGTAACTCTTGTATTATTCCAATCTGAGTCGTTAGAACCAGGGGCAGGTGATTGCCTACCACCATCATCTTCAAATTTAATAAGATAAGTTCCTTCAAGTAAAGGGACAATTTTTTGAGTTTGGTTTCCAGCAGCAGCAACTACAATTTCCTGTGCATCTTTCCATTGACCACCAGTAGTTAAAGAAGAATGTCTGATAAGAGTTTTTCCTCCCAGCAACACATCAAGCTCTGTAGCACGATTCCAACTTAAAATTGCACTTGATTGATCTATAGGTAACAAACTTACTCCACTTACATTCGAAGGTAATGCAGTCTTACCAACAGCAACAAATGGATCTAAAGAGTTAGGTAATGTTGATCTAAGCCCTGATGCACTTACGCTATAAACTTCAATCGTATAATTTCCAGCAATGGTATCTACAATTTCATAACTTTTTGCACCTTCAACTGAACGAGATGTATAGTTTCCTTGCTCATATCTCCATCTAACGTAAACATTATCTGTTGAAGTAGTCCAACTAACTATAATTTTTACTCTTGCAATACCAGTATTTTCATATATAACTTCTTCAGCCGTTATACCTGATGGAGATAATGGAGGTATATCTAAATTAGTAACATCTCTAGTAGTTAATACAATATTACTTTCAATATGATTATATTTACCTGAGTTATACTGACTAGCTGTTATCACATAGTTAGATCTGTTTTGTTCTTTAACTTCTAAAACTCTCCAAGTTGATGTCAAAATATCTGTTGTCTGATAAATCCAAACACTATTTACATTAGGAGCAGAACTAAAAGCATCACTAGCAACATTAATAACACCATTAGCATCAATTCCGCTTACGGTTTTTGTTTCTAACGTACCATCAGAAAGAATAACAGACAAAGTAGAACCTAATTGATAAACTAGACCTGTTGAATTATCAGGTGTAATTGCTGTAGTTGTAGCACTTTGAATACGACCTCCTCTACGTTCTCCTGATCTTACAGGGTCAGCTATTTCTATAATCTGGCCTGGTCTGACAACAACTCCTGCATCAACTGAAGTTATAAATGTAACTACTTCACGCTCTACGTTTTCCATGTAAAGAAGCCATTTTGCAAGACGATTTGCTTGACCTCTACTTGTACAAGCAAAAGCATTAATATTTTTAACTATTGATCCATAACGTGTTTGGTTTGCAGTATCAATAACTTCTTCGTAATTTATATCTCTTAATTCTAAGTCTAAGTATTTTGCAACTACAACAGTAGGTCTTGTTCTTTGACTTGTATTTGAGTAAGTAAAACCAGGTTCTAAAACATTTGCAAGAGTAAACAAATAACTTGAATCTTTTGGAGAATCTTGTGTAACCGTTAAACTACCAGCTTCATAATATGGCATTGCTCTAAATACAGAACACATCTGATTTATTACGTTATAAGCTTCTTGTTGATTTTGTATTGATACATTACAACTAAATCTAGGTTCGGTATTACCTGTACCTGTTCCATCATCTATAAGCTGCGAAGAATAAAGAGATGCTGAATAAAAACTAAATTTATCAAGATCAGATTCAGATAAATGAGAACCTAGTCCGTACCTAGAGGAACTTAAAAGATCGAATAAGCACCAAGCAGGATCATTTGTATATTGGGCAGCACCAAGAGTTCCATTGAACGTACCAGTATATGCCAAGCTGCCATCCGCTCTTACTGTTGCGTTATGAGGGATTTTTACTTTTATACCTTTTACTAAATATTTTCTAGTAGGAATTGATGTAAATTGTTCAGCATCAATTTTTAATGCTACTAAAGCACTATTCGCATATGGTCTTTGATCATATTTAATTTCTACATAACTATTAAATTGAAATGCGTTTGTTAACTTACTAGAGCTACTATCAGCAGTAATTCTAGTAACTTTTATATTTACAGGAAAAGCACCAGACAAATTTATTAAGTAATCTCTTTGATAAGTGTCAGGTGTTCTACCAGTAATTTTTCCTGCGTTTCCAAAAACTACATTAGTATATGAACCACCAGAATATTGAACAGCTATTTCTAAGTCAAACTCAGTACCAAAAATATCTCCTTCATCACTAAATCTTTGTAAAGCAGGAACAGTAATCGTAATCGAAACAGCGTCTACATCTGAATCTGTTATTTGTATAACTTTTGGTGTTGATTGAGATACAGTAGAAAAACCTGTTGGCTTTGTAGTTTCTACATTTTTTGTTATTGGAATACTGGTTTGACTTGAAGTACCATTTCTAGTCTCAAAAATTACATCTTTAAAATTAAAATTACCATCAGAGCCTTGTAGTGGTGTGTTATTTAAAAATATAGATTTAGCTCCATCGACTAATCCGTTTATTTCTCCTTCTCCAATTAAATCTAAGACCCTTGCAAACTGTTTAGAATCTAAATTATCTTTAGCTTCAGTAGGAGTACCACCTCCACCACCACCACCTTTTCCTCCTCCAGAACCTATAATTTTTGTCATACTTCCACCTGTGCAGTTTCAATACCAGCAGATATAGCAATAGATCCTGTTAATATCTCACCATAAATAACAGGAACAGCTATACCAGCACGACTTGTATTTTGAATACCACTGAAATTAAAAGATAATCTAGGATCTTGGTCTTTTTCTGGAATTGTTTCTACAGGAGTAAGCATTTGAGAAATCCCACCTAAAGCTAAAGCTATACCAATATTACCAACGATTGCGGTAAATCCAGCAGTACCAGCAGCAGCCGTAAATCCACTCGTACCTAATACTGGAGCAGCACCAGGTAACAATATTGCAGCACCAATTAAACCAATACCTAATAAAAATCTACCAGTTCCTCTACCTCCAGCACCTCCAACAATAGGAACAATTTTTATTTCTTCCTGACCATTTGGATAGGTTAATTCCTCTTCTGTTAACTCCCAATTACCAACAGCTACTTTGTAATATCTATCTGCCATATGTTTTTCTAGCTGTGGAAAATTAACAACTAGAAATTTAATAGCTTGTGCAGCACTCTTAACTTCAGCTTCAAAAGTCTTTTGACCTAGAAACTTTGCTAGTTCTCCGTATAGCTTAATTTTACGCAGCATAACGAATCCTCTTACCAGTACATTTTAGCAACCATTCATCTAATAGATCACGACTTGATAATCTATTTTGCAAATGATGTAAAACGGTTTGTTCTCCTAAGTAAACACCAATATGATTCAATCCGCTACTACTTATTGACATTAATAATAAATCTCCTTTCTTTAAATCTTCTTCTGGTAGTAATTCTTTAAAACCTGTTTTAGCAAAACAATCAACAAACATTGGATTTTTAATAAAATCTTCTGGATTGTTTGGTCTGATCCAATCTATAAGTTCTATACCTAATTCTTCTTTATACCAATCTCTACATAAACTCCAGCAGTCAGTAACGCCCCAAACCCATTGCCTACCAATCAAAGGAGCTTTATAACCACAAGGTTCACAAAATCCCCATTGTTTTAAATTAGGTTGGATTATCCACCATTTGATTCCAGATTGTTCACAAGCAACTTTATCAGCTTCACTTGGATTAGGACTTGTAACAGGATGACTATGAACAACAGCAGTAATTTCTCCTTCATCTTCAGCACTAGCCCAATTATCAGGACATAAAATAAATTGATCTTTAGGATTAACAGCTAAATTTTTACACGGAATATATTTTTCTTTACCTTTTACTACAACTAAAAGCCCACAAGATTCTCTTGGGTTTTCTTGTATAGCGTGTTCAAGTGCTTGATCTTGCCACATTATGAGAAAAATGTACCGATACCAGGAAAATCTCCAGGTAAAACTTGACGTTTTGGTAATCTTACTCCATTTAAATCAAAACTAGCCTTTAATTCAAACTGTATAATGTTTCTATTTTCAGTAGTTTTACGATCAACATAATAAATTTCATTAGGAAATGTAGCACTAGAATCTGGTGTGCCATGAGGATTATTTCCAGATTCTTCATTAATTAAACTATCATTTTCTTGCAATAAATTACTTCCTGTTTCTAATAAGATTTGACCACCTAAAAAATTAATATCATCTATATATCTTTCTAAAGTTCTTATTCTTGTAACTTTTGCCCCTTCTAAACCTTGAGGTAAAGTTAAAAGTATTGTTGTAAAAGTTCCTAAAATATTAGATATAGTTAAATTTGGTCTTGGTAATTGTTTTCCATTAAATTCAAACCCATCAGCTTCTATTGGCATCCTTGTATATTCAATATTATTAAAAATTAAATTTGTATTATTATTCTCACCTACACCATTATGAAAATAATATTTTGTATTAGATCCATGAATAGCAGTAATTAATTCAAGCTGAAAAAGCTCAACAATATTACTTGGATTAGGTTTTTGTAGTTCTGCTACAGGTATTGCCATTAGGGTTCAAATACTTCTGTAAACGTAACTGTAATTGTTGCAAGGTTTGGAAATGGTATGGTTTTCTTTCTATTCAATGCACGATATTTAGATGTTGATGCTTCATCAGGTGCTTGCCAAATAAAATAATCTCCATCTGCAATCCGAGCATCAAGAAAGGTTTCTATTGTGTCACTTTCTGCTTCTGTTATATTTTCAAAAGAAAGGTTAAAAACTTTAGGATTTATATTTAATCCAAACTTTATAACTTGCTCATAGCCATCTTGAAATCTTGTTCTAGTAACAAAAGGTTCTACAGTTTTACTAGCACCATAAACAGGTTCTATCGTTGGGAATGTTTCTGCCATTAACCTAATAACCCTCCTGGTCGTTTTTGTTTTATAAGTTCTGCTTGTACAACAGCACCTAACATCTTTCCAAGTTCTGCTGATTGAGTTTCATTTGCCTCAACAGAAGACCCAGAAGCATCTACATTTACCACAATATTACCAACTCCTCCAGAACTTTGCACTCCAAGTTTTCCATTAGCACCACGCTTTAATGGGAGTATAGCTTCCGGGCCAGCTTCTCCC